TGTCCCATTTGTTGATTGTGTCTTCTTTGATAACTTTAAGGTGCTTAAGACCGATGTTACCAACAAGACCTGATTCTAATAATGCTCCCATTTTAGTATTTGTTTTGTTTTTATTTTATTTTTGTCATCAAATCCTTCATTCTTAAGAATTGTGGATTTTCGTACGTTTTTGATTCAATTAAAGTTGTTGCTGAACCTGAAGACATTGTGTTATTAATTGTTTTCTCAACTGATTCATTAACTGTTTTAGTTTCTGTTTTTCCTAACTCATCTTTTAATGACTTGTAAAGATTTTTAGATTCTTTAAGAGTTTCAACATCGTCAAATCTTCTTAAGATATTGATTTTCTCTTTTTTAGTTGTTGAATGTTCTGTATACAATCTTGTTGCATAAGCTAAGTTTGAGTTGAATATAGCAACTTCATTAAGTTTTTCTCTGAAAACATTTAATGCTTTTCTATATTCTTCATTCTTTTCTCTTAACATTTTTACTTCAGCTTCAAGAGATTCTACTTTTACACCACTATTACTATAAACATAGTTTCTGTTATTAGTGATACCTTTTCTTAAACCTCTACCTTCTTTTGAACCATTACCATAAGTTCTTGCAGCTTCTTTAGTTTCTGCCTTCTTAACAACTTTTGATTTTCCTTCCATATTCGCTCCCTTCTTGTATTCAAACTTAGCCTTTCCAGTTCCCATTGTTTTAGGACCTTCTTTTTTATCATCTTTAAAACCACCTTTACCAGATGATTTGTAAGAAAATTTAGGACCATGACCAAGACCAACACCTTTAGGTTTTTTAACTGCTAATTTTTTACCCTCTCCAACATATTGTGGGTTGTAAGATTCCTCCAAATCGTCTTCATCGTCAGACTCGTCCATTTCCATTTCTTCAGACTCATCCATTTCCATTTCATCAGACTCATCCATTTCCATTTCATCAGACTCATCCATTTCCATTTCCATTTCGTCAGATTCATCTAATTCTTCGTCATCAGATTCGTTGAATTCAATTTCATAGACAACTTCATCCATGTCTTCTTCTTCATCCATTTCATAGTCTTTGTAGTGTCCGTCAACGTCACCCATTTTGTGACCGCCACGTCTTTTGAACTCGTGTTTTTTACTACCATACTCTTCTTCCATGTCTTCAGTTTCTTCCATTTCTCCACCACCGAAGATTGCGTTAATAACGTCTTCAGTTGATGCATCTTGACTATCGTCAGAATCATCAAAATTTAAGTCCATGTTTTCTTTAATTTTCATTTTTTTTGTTTTTGATTTTTCCTTTGATTCGCCAAGCTTTACAAGATATTCTACGTCAGCGTCATTGTCTGTTAAGTGAACGTTCTCACCATCTTTTTTAACGATGATTCCATCTTCTTCACCCATAGCCTTGAACACCTTAAGAATTTCTTCGTCAGAAGCGTCTGTTAAATCTATTGGAGTTTCTTCGGAATCCATGTCCATATCAATGTCCATATCATCCACATTATCTGCGTCTAAATCAACGTCATCTTCAACATCAATGTCTGTATCCATCTCTGTGTCTACATCATCTTCTGCGTCATCTACGTCAATTTCAGCATCTAAGTCAACCTCATCTTGTTCAGAAAGAGATTCTTTTACTAATTGATTGATTTCTTCCTTCATAGTAGAAGCAAGTATTCCTTTTGCATTTTCGGCGATAGCTTCTTCAACATTTTTCATTTGAATAAGTGCCTCTTCAACTGGATTTTTTTTAGTTTCTTGCATGAAAATATTTAATTATTTAACTAATAAATAGTGTCAAAACATAAAAAAGTTGTTTTTTTATATTTGAACAAATGTTCTATTTTGATATTGTAAGTTTTGTAAGGTTTTTCCTGTTTGAGAATTCACCCAAGAAATAACATTAGCATAAGTATCATAAATTATATATGATGACGTTGTACTTGTAACGTTATCCTTTAAAGTTAAATTATAAGACTCATTTGATGATGTGTTATTACCAATAAAATTTTGATTTTGATTATTGATAGAACTGATAACATCGCCAGTCCCTTCAAGGTATGCAGCACAACTACTCCAAGTATTTCCGCTGACTAATTTATTTGAACCTATACCTGATATTTGTATTGAGCAATTGAATAACATATTTTTTAATTTACTATAAATATGTTCTTAAATAAAAAAAAGTGGTACAAGACCACTTTATTCAATTACTTCGTCAATTTTACTTTCCGAAACTGAGGTTATTCTCCAATCGTGAGTAAAACCCTCATATCTTTTTGTGACTTTAGCTTCCACGTCTGTCACTGAAAAACCTTTAACAAGTTTCTCTTCTCTAATTTTTTTGATTTTACCAGAATTTTCATCAGGTAAATCGTACTGAATTTTTGCTACAAAAAATTTTTCGTCCATAATATTATTTTCCCAAAAAATCGTTTAATTTTTTCATTAAGTCAAGTGACTTATCCATTGAACCTGATTGGGATTGTTGTTGTTGTTTATATTTTGTTTCTTCTTCTAAATTCTCCTCGTACTTGTTTCTATCATCAGGATTAGAAAATAAATAAGCACCTGGTGTTGATGGTGATGATACTAAGTCAAAACAAATTAATTCAAAATCATCTTGAACTTCATTTCTTTCTCCAACCTTTTTTAAGGAACCAACCCCTCTTGAGGAGACACCCATCGTAACACCTTGTCTCATTAAGTTAGCCGCTTGGTCACCTTTAGTTGACACAATACCTCTTTCATGAAATCCTGGTGATGTTAACAATTTAAGTTTACCCATCAAAATATTTTTATCCCACCATATATCAGTAATAATGTGAGATACTCTATCTAAGTCAATTAAAGAAGATTCAGGGTGATTTAATTCTGAAGTAGATAAACCTTTAGCAATTGCTTTCTTATAATTTTCAGCTTCTCTTTTCAAAATCCTTTCAGGATAAAATCTACCATTTCTATTTGGAGTATCGTATTTTTGTAGAACCGCATAAAATTCAAATGGATTTCTATAATCCATATTTGCAGCTTCTTTTAAAATGTCGGCATTAAGTCTATCTTTTGGGGATACATGACCAGCATCCATTTCAATTAGTATACCATGACCAATTTCGCTAGCCTCTAAAATTCTTAAATTTTTCATCTAATCTTTTATGATAAATATACGGTATTGATAAGTTTATTCTTTATTGTCTTTTTTAGAAATTGAAAATTCAAAATGTTTGTTTTCTACAATGTTGTTTTTAAAAATGTTTCGTACGATTTGTTTTACTGAATCTTTGATTTCATTTGATTTGAAATCTAATTCTGATATTGTAAAAAGATTTACCTCTAAGTTGAAAAAAGATTTTTTTCCATGGGATATTCCGCTTGTTCTTAAATCTAAATCAACAATACTTTTTTCTTGGAAAATTTTTTGATTGATTGAATTGAATACAGAATGTTTTATTTCTCTGTTTAAATTACCGACAATACGATTCCAATTTTCAGTGTCATATTTCGGTGTAATCCAAGATTGGATGTTAATATATACAGATTTTAGGTTTTTGGAATCAACTGTTCCATAGACTGATTTAATAGGATTGTATAAATTCAACTTTACACTTTTGCCTTTCTTCATTAATTTTCATTGTTATTATGTTTATTTTCATTAAAAAAATAACACATATAACCATCAATGTCAAAAATTTTTCAAGTTTTCAAGATATTTGTTTAATATGATAATAATAGAAATTAAAAATGGAGAGAATATTGAAAGAGCTCTCAAGACGCTTAAGTCAAAAGTTATTAAAACAAAACAGAATCAAAAACTTTTAGACAGAAAAGAATACACTAAACCTTCTGTAGTAAACAGAAAGAAAATTTTGAAGGCAATTTATATTCAGAAGAAAAAAATGTCTTAAATTGATTCTTCTAAATTTTTAAGTTTTAAGAAATTAACTTGGTCAAACTTTTCAGTCTTAAGTCTATCTATTGTTTCAGAAATTTTTGTTTTCAACTCAAACTCCTCTTCTTTGTCTAAAATAGACTGCAATTTAGTAATAGTACTTTCTTTTAAAGTTTCAAACTTTGTTTCAAGAGATTTAGAATCTTGAGAAATTAATTGAAAAAATTCTTTTTTAGTATTTTCATCTAAAGTTTCAATATAAGTTCTTAAAGTTTGATTTGCAATATTAACCATAGATTTAATTGGTATATTGATTGATTCTTTTACTGTTTTTGAATTAGATGTTAAAACAGAAATGATATTTCTTTTTGATTGAATTCTTTCATGAAGATTTAATTTGTTAGTATAAACTAACGTATCAATATCAGAGTATTTGTTTTCGGCTGATTCCTCCAAGGTTTTTGGGAGTTTAATAGATGGTAAAATTCTACCTAAAAGATTCACACCTTCCTCTAAAAATTCTTTCGCATCAGATTCTGATAATCCCTGAGGTGTACTTAGTTGGTCATACACGGAATAAGCCTTTGAAATAGACTTATCATTCAAAACATTATGTTTGAATTCTCTCAAAGATTTCTTGAATTCTTTTTCATTCTGATACGACTCAAGAAGATTTTTTTCAATTATGGATTTTATTTTACCGAAGGTCATCTTAATATTTTTTAATAAATATTAGGAGTTTAGTAACTTATCCAATTCTTTTGAAATTTCTCCTAAAGATTCTTGTGCGTGACCTAAATCTATGAACGTTGCACCATCAATTAAGTTATTTTCAATCAACATGTTTAAGTTATTTAATTTTGATTCCGGTATTGGTGGTCCTTCTTCTGTCGGTGGAGGCGCTCCTCCCCCTAACTCTCCTCCGCCTGCTGGAGGTGGTGGCGCTCCTACATCTCCACCTGGAGGTGGTCCTAATTCTTCAGTTCCACCTGGAGTTGTTGAAGCTCCTGCCGATGGAGTTGCCCCTGAAGGACTTCCGTAAAGTTTGTCAATATTATCAAAGATACCTGTTTTAGTAATAACTGTTGGTGTTGCTTTTAGTTCTTCTCCAACTGCTCTTTCAATTCTTTGTTGTTGTAGGTCAAGTCTAATTTCTTCATCTGACCAACCAAAGATATGTTTCTTAGCCCAAGTAGATGATGTTGCTTGAATACCGTTTCCTGGGTCAGCAACCAAGTCTTTATATAATAATATTTTTTCTTTCCAAATGTCTACTTTGAGTAAATCTGCCTGTGTAGATGGGTTAGTTAACCCTAATGTAAAGTTTTGTAATTCATCTTCAAAACCTAATAAAAATAAATGCACAATTGCAATTTTATTAAGTTCTTGAATCATACTTTTTTGAATTCTATTAATAGTACGTGCGAATCTAATATCTTGTAATGCAAGATTTTTTCCGTCACCAACAACTTCTTCAAATCCTAAGAAAGCCTTAGGTACACGAAGAGCAGTTAATAGTTTCTTTTGAATATATTCAATATCAGCAATTTCTGATAAGTTTGTTGCCCCTGGTAATGTGTCAATTGGGCTTGGTGCAGCTGGGTCTCTTACAGGAACGAAATAATCTTGGTCAACCGCCATTTGATTAAATCTCATATCTACGTTACCTGTCTTACTATCAACAATTTGTTCTCTTTTAAACTTATTTGCAACACGTTGTACATATGCCTCAACATCATCATCATTCATATTTCCAACAAACACTTTAAAGATTCTTCTTTCAGGAGCTCTTGACGTTCTGTAGATTAACATAGCGTCTTCACACAATAAAAGTTGCTTCCAAGTTCTTCTAGCTTTTTCTAACATAGAAGTACCATAAGGAAGTTTTCTATCGTCACCTAATAATCTGAAGTGAGCAATTTCCCATGATTGGAATTCCATGTTTTTGTTCTTCCAAGTAAAGTGTAATGCTTTTTTGTCCTTATCTAATTCTTTAGTAATATCTACTGAAATCTTTTGGCTAACACCAACTTCATGTCTCTCAATCTCAATTGTTGGTAATTGTTGAACACCAACAACCCCTTTTTCAGGGTCTAATTTCAAATACACAAAATTATCACCATACTTACAAGTGTTTCTTGTCCACATTGGTAGGTTAGTATTAATATCTAATGCATTATTAAACAAGTCGGCTAATACACCCTTAATTCTTTTTGATTCTGAATAAATTTGTAATATAAATCCATCTTCGTTTGTTGTAGTAGATTCTTCAGCATAAATGTCCAACGCTGCAGAAATCTCAGGAGTGTATTCCATTGATTCATAATCATACTGTGAAGATAATCTTGTTGGCTCATAATAAATTGCTTGAGAATATAAGTTATTCTCAACCTTAGCCCATTGATTCGCTAAATAAAAAGTTTGTTGTGCCTGTAGTTTTTCGGTTTCGTATTCTTGTTTGTTTGTTGTACGCAACAATTCCTTTTTATCAAACTTAAATGTTGGATAATCTTGTCCTAAAAGTGAATTAGGTCCAAATGTTTGCGACAATCGTTGCCAAACGGTCATGTTCTGTTCTGCCATATTACAATTTTACTTATTACCTTGATAATATAAATAGTTATTTCGCACCAAATAACCATCCATATTTTTGATAATCGGCTTTAGTAGCTCCTTGGTTATTATAAGGATTTTGTCTTCCCATTTGAGGAATCATAGGATTGAAGTAATCTGAAGTATTTTTATTCTCGTTTACAACTGATGTCCAAGAATTTAACATTGCCTTTGTATGATTAACTACTTTTTGTAAAGATTGAAATGATTTTTCTGCAACATATATTGCCATAGAAATACCCATAATACAGTCATCATGATGACCTTTTTGATGGTCAGGTCTACCATTTACGTAGATAAATGTATTCATTTCGTTATATAGTCTTTGAGAATATATTTTGAAATCATGTCTACATGCTTCTTCTAATGATGCAATAATTTGAACTCTTTTATTGTTGAAATTGATACCTGGTATTTTTTCATTCATTTTCGGGTCCCACTTCCACTTATTGTTTGGGTCTACATTATCAACATACATACCTCCTTGGTATCCCATTTCTTGCATTTTTCTTGCTGTAGCAACCCCCATTCCACCAGTCAAATCTACAACACAATATGCAGTATACATACTTCCCCACTTATAAGCAATTTCCGCGGTAATATCTGGCGGAACTTTTCCAACGTATTCAAGTACTTGTTCTCTTGTATCAAAGTCAATTATTTGAATACAACTGAAATCTTCAGAGTCTCCTCTTGATACGTCAACACCCATAACATATTTATGACCATTTTCAGGTTCTTTAAAAATCCAAAGTGAACCACCCATCATTTTAGCTAAAGGTTCTCTCAATTGATTTTTAGAAATATCTTGCATCAATTCCGAATCAAAAACGTTATCACCTGAGCCCAAGAAATTACATTCCAACTCCTGAGCCACTTTTCTTCTATCAAACTTCAACTTTTTAACCATTCCCTCAAACCAAGCTGAACATGGTTTGTATCCCTGACTTATATAATCAGTCGTGGTTGCATGGTCTCGTTCATAAGGATTATCAATAGATAAATCCACAACTACATCTTTGTCATAATCTTCTCTATTCAATAAAAAATGTACTAAATCATTTGTTTTGACCATGTACAAATCTTTTGTATATCTTGGGTCACGATACCAATACATTTCAGAAATTTTGAAGTCATTCATATTTCTTAATGCTTGGTCATAAATTTCATAATAGATTGGGTCGTATCCGTTTGGTGTAGAAACAACAATAACTTTACCACCCGTAGATAGTGAGGCCATACAAGCCGACCAGAAATCTCCGTCTGCTTCAATGAACGCAGCCTCATCAAAAATAAGAATAGTTGGAGTATACCCTCTCAACGCATCCTTTGATGTTGCAACCGCTTTAACTTCACAGTCATTAGTAAGTTTAAAGTGCCTTTGTGAGTTTTTATCTTGCGAAAATCCAACTCCGACCCAAGCAGGCCATTGTTCAGTAAAATTTCTAATTTTGTTAGCCATTTCCACAGAGGTATCTAACTTGTTGGCAATAATCAGAACTTTTTCTGGTTTTTGTTTCTTGGCAAATACCAATTTTTTGGATGCCCAAGCAGCAGTTACGGTAGATACACCCGCCTGACGATACTTTAAGGCAATGTTTTCATTGTAGGCATCATAGTCTTCAATAAGACTTATTTGGTCAGGGAAAAGGTCTAATGGAACATACTTTGATACTGTATTATCGTATGTCTGTAAATAAGTACGAAGTGCGTAAGGAGTATTCCTCATACACTTCGTAACTTCTATAATTAATTGTTCTTTAGTCACAAATTATTATTTGGGTCTTGATATACCCAAACTACCGAAGAAATCATCAAGTCCGTCATCTTCATCTTCAGGGTCAATACCCTCCTCTTCTTTATAATCCTCAAAATCACTCTTCATTTCTTGAGCTTCCTTCATGATTTCTTCAAATCTTGCAGTTGCTTTTTTTACTTTGGACGTATCTTCAGAGATGGCGTTTCCTATGATTTCCAAGAATTCCTGAGCAGGTACTTGGTATAACAAGATATGGAACCAGTTTATTAGGCCTTTGTTTGATTCATCAAACATTTCATCAGGTAAGGCAAATCTTATTTTTTCTACAATTTCAGGGCCTATTCTCAATTGCATTGGTTCGTTAGATAATACATCAACGGCACCTCTAACTTTATCACGAATATCAGGATTCTTAGAATGACCATGTCTACCTTTCGCTTCTTCTAAACCTTTAATAATTTCGTGACATAAAATTGGAAAAATTAAACCTTCAGCAATAATTTTTGTGTCAGGTTGTTCTTCACCACCTTCTTCTCCACCCTCTTCTCCTTCATCATCGGCATCATCTAATGACACTTTACCTGCAACACCTTGACCTGTTTGACTCATCATTTCAATCATTTGGTCCATGGTAAAATACATAAAATCATTAATTGCCATGATACCCAAATAATCTCTATATAGAGATGGGTCAATAGCGTCTAATCTTGCTTTAACTTCAGGTTTTTGAAAAATGTAATGCCCTTTTTTCGCCGCCCCTTGAATGATGGCATTTATTATATTTCTCTTGTGTTTTTCTAATTCCAATTCTTCTTCATCTGTCAAATCTTCTACGTCAAAAGATGGGATTTCCAATTCATCTTCATCATCTTCATCATCATCTTCTTCGTCTTCAGGTTCTTCGGGTTGATATCTAAAATCATCTGTTCTTGGTTGTTGACCTAAATGAGCTTCAATTTGATACCATCCTTCTGGAACTTGTCCTTCTTCTAAAGAAGCGTCAATGGCTAATTGAATAAGTTCGTCTTTATGTGCTGCTTCAATTCTCATGATGTTAGGAAGTTTCATCATCATTTCGTTGTAAATCATTCCTTGAACTTGTTGTGAACTTAAATCTTGGATTCCTGTAACTTGTCTTAATTTGTCAGCAACTTTTTGAAATCTTTGACTAACTAATCTTTGAACATCAGCAGGACCTTTTTTCATTGCAGGATTTTGTGCATATAAACTGTCAGGACTAGCTAATTTTCTAACTAAACTTGGGTCCATTCTCTCAGGAGTATTTCCGTAATCAATTTGTTCTTTCAATTTCTTTGCCATAATTATTTTTCTAATAAATTCATAATAAGGTCAATAACCTCGTCTTTAGCTTTGTCCGCATCAATTTTTTTTGCTTTTGGAGATTCTTTCTCACCAGGGTTTGGATTTTTACCAGGATGTGATGGTCTTGGTTTTTTATCAGGTGTACCTGGTTTTGTTGTTGGTGATGTCTTTGGTTTTGATGGTGCAGTCGCAGGACTTGCTTCTGACAAATATCTAACTAAATCACCTTTAGTAATTCTTGGTGGGATATTTCTTTCAACTATTTTCATAATTTCGTTTTCTAAAAACAAAGATACGGGATTTTTTCCTTCTCCCAATTGTTTTTTTATTTCTCTTACACATCTTTCCCACTTTCTTGATTTTTTAGGTCCTACTTGAGAATGGCATATAGAAAACGCTTTTGAACTATTTTCCTGTTTTTCTTCAAACATACCCATACCATCAGTTTCATCACCAAATCCGTCATCAGACGAAGGACCTACTTGATGTGGGTCTTGAGTTTCAACATCTTTATTCGGGTCTACAGTCACCTCTTCCTCTTCTTCAAGTTCTTTTTCATAAACTTGAAATGGCTTTTTTTCACTTTTTAATTTACTAATCATCGCAGTATCCGTTTTTGAAACATTAATTTGTTCAACAAATAATTTTTTATATAAAACGTCAACCTGTGATTCATCTAATTTTGAAACAGTATTAGCAGATAAACCTTTATCTATTAATCTCAAAGCTTTTTTATTAATTTTCATATACTACTTTCTTTTCAAATTCTAAAATCAAATCTCTTTCGTAGAGTTTGTCTTTTATTTCTTGTTCTGTTGTACCAAATCTAAATACTAATCTTTTTTGACTTTCTTCTTCATCAGTTTCCCAGGCTAATGCAACGACATCATCAATTGCATCTATCATACAAAAAAAATCGGAGTTCTGAATCAATTCCAACTTTACATCAGTATTTCTCAGAACTCCTACTTTTTTAATATATTTTAATTCAGGTGGTCCAGGATAACCATTACATGGTTTACTTTCCCAAGATTCACCCCAAACATCTTCAGTATCAGAGAATATAAACTCGTAAAGATTGTCTCCCTTATAATTAGGTCCTAAACCATTTACGTAGATTAATTTACTCATACTAATAATCCTTCAGGTGAAATTTTTACTTGTTTTCCTTTATTTTCAAATACTAAATTTTTTTTGTTTGTTAACCCAACAACTTTAGCATTTTTATTTTCTTCTAAAAATTTTTGTGACGCTAATTCTTGTTCAATTGTTTCAGTTAATTTTACAACTTCTTTCATTTGTCTTTTAACCTCAGAAATTTTTTGAATTTGTCTTTGAGCATTTTTTTCTCTGTTCTCTAAAATTTCTTTTTTTGTTACTTCAAAATATTTTGAAATTACTTTGTCAACTTTTGATTCACCAAAAATATGGTCTAAAATTGCACCGTGACCATAATTATCTTCTTCCATTTCAGATTTTTTGGTTTTTACTTTGAATGGTTTCCCAGTTCTATCTTTGTAAAGATTAAACATTTTTTCACCATCGGTTTTATTAAACCATTTTTGTTTGTCACCATACTTGTCATACAACTTTTGGAAGCTATCAAATTCTTCAACGTCAAAATCGTCTCCACCAATTCCTTGGATTTCAAAATCTTTAGCCGCTACATCTCTCTCATCATAATATTTGTCTCCCTTGTAATCTTTTCTTCTCATATCACCAAATGAACCATACATCGCTTCTCCCATTTCACCCTCAACAGGCATTTCACCAGAAACATCAACATCACCTTCAGGACTTTCAAATTCTGCATCAAATTCTTCTTCACCACCCATTTCAGGACCTTCCTCTCTTTCTTCAGCCTCTTCAAATTTACTCATAATATCTTCTTTATCTTCTTCAGATAAATTTTTCAAATCTAAAGATGATAAAACCATATTGATAACATATTTGATATTTTCAGAAGTCATTCCTTCTTCATTATCTAATGTTCTAATTTTTTGAGTTAATTTACCTGTAAGTTTTTGAATTGATTTGAAAGTAACTCTTTCTTCCATATCTTGTCCTTCTTCTGAATCCATTCCCATATCTTCAGACTCTGGTTCCATCCCTAAATCATCGCCCATAGGTAATTCTTCACCGCCTTCTGTAGGTGGAACTTCTCCCATTGGTGAAGGTGGAAGTTCTGGTGAAGGGACTGGTGGAGGTGCCATCGGAACAGTATGAAGAATAGTATTTTCTATTTTTCATAGGTTCAACGTATTCAGTTTCAGATTCCGAAATAGTTTTTTTAATAACATATCCTTGTTTTTCTCTAACAATTTGATAGTCATGTCCATCTGCTAAATTTACAGAATATTCTTTTTTGGCAGTTTCATTTATTTTTTCAGGAATAACTTCATTGAATCTTGCGATTTCCATTATTCTTCTTATCTTGTCTTGACCAGTCAGTTTTTCACTTCCTATTGGTTTTAAGTCTCCCATATTTAAAAATTTATATTTTTTTTAATTATTTAATCCGTATTGTCCTCCGAGGGCAATTGCGTTTAGTTGTGTTACTTGTGTTGTAGTACCATCATTATTATCTGTCACGTATTGAGCGTAAGGAACAACTGTACCTGGAGGTAATGTTCCACCACTGAATGAACCTAACATATCCGCAGTATATTCATAGAATTCATTCACTGAAATACCACTATAGAATGGTGTTGGACTTGGTGTTGGTGTGTTAGTTGGTGTTGATGGCGGTGTACCTGTTTGTGTAGGCGTTGGTGTTTTAGTTGTTGTATTTGTTGGTGTAACTGGTGGCGTTCCTGTTTGAGTTGCAGTAATACTTGGTGTAGGTGTTGTTGTTGGTGTTACTGATGGTGTGTCTGTTGGTGATGCTGTAATACTTGGGGTAGGTGTCTGAGTTGCTGACGCTGTAATACTTGGGGTAGGGGTTTGAGTTGTTGTAACACTCGGTGTAGGTGTTTGAGTTGTTGTTACACTCGGTGTAGGTGTTTGTGATGTAGTTGGTGTTACAGATGGAGTTACAGATGGAGTTGTTGTTTGAGTTGGAGTTACTGATGGAGTTTTAGTTGGGGTTGTGGTTACTGTTGGAGTTGGTGTCACAACTGCTAAACAAGTTGCACAATCGGTATAATCTACCGACATAGTTAATACAGTATCAGTACCTGTGTTAGGTTCTGCATTATCAATGACATCATAACAACCAGGCGTTGTACCACCAGTGAATGTCAAATAGTAATTTCCATTAACTGCTGGTAATGACGAACTATCAAAATCAACCAATATGGCGGGTCCGCCACCACAATAACCTATAAGATATGTAACTAATGCCATCTATTTTTTCTTAATAAATATACGATTATACCTAATTATTTAAGTGTTTCTTGAATTTGTCTCTCTACAGACAACTCTTTATCCAAAGTTTTGTTTAGTGTGTCAAACAATTTTTGAATATGTCCCGACCTTCTGAGGAATTTAAATACTAAATTTTCGTAAGAAAGTTCTCCGTCTTTTTCAAGACCTGAGTTTCTATACTCTTTTAATTTTATCCGTAAATTTTGATGTCATGTTTGTCATTAAAGATTTGTTTTTTTAAATTGTATAATTCTTTGTAAAGTTCCGCATCGTCTTCATATTGTTGCAAATCAACATGTATGTGTAAATCAAAATCAGAAAATTCTGACCAGTTGAAGTTAGCTAAAGAACCTGTTAATACAACATCTTCCACAAAAACATCTTCTCCAAGATAATCAATGAATTCCTCGGCAATCTTCAAAAGAGCCTTTCTAACTTTCGGAACCATTGTTGCCTTGTCAGGATTTGCGGGGTTTTCCCAAACTTTAGGATTCAAAGTTTCTTTAACGGAAAAACTATCAAGGATTTTTTGGAAATTATTCATCCTTAATAAATACTACAGTTTCTTATACTTGTACTTTTTTGAAATATCGGTTGTAAAATACTTTCCTTGGGATTCAGCTTTTCTGAATGCAGTATAGGCTTGGTGTGGAACTGATTCATATTCGTATCTGTGTCCGTTATTAAACTCAACGATTAACTTACTTGTTTCAGTATCGTATTCAGTTTTTTTTATGTTTGAAGATTTGATTTCATTGATAATCTTCGTTCCTTTGATTTCTTCTTTAGTTATTCCCATCTTTTAAAGGTGTTATTTCATCAATTTTATTTAAAAACGGCTGGATGTATGCTGTTAACTCACCTTGGTTTATTTCAAAACCATAATCCTTAATTTGTTTAAATAAAGCATTTTTCTTGCTAATGAATTCTTCACGTAATCTCATCATTTTTAACGTCGGACGAAAAACTCTTTCTAATGCTTCTTGACTATACCCCTCCTCTTGTAAGTGAGTTCTTAACTCAAGATAATTGTCCAAGAGTTCTCTCATGGTTACACTGCTCTCTAAAAATTTCTCAAAT